CTGCCGCTCACCGACAACGTGGAGATCAGTGGCAACAGCATGGCCTTCCCCAAGGACGAGACCACGCCCTGGGGGACCAATGGCATCCGAGCCTATTGGCAAGGTGAGGCGGCCTCGGCAGTCGCCACCAAGCCCGTTCTGGGTCTCTCGACCCTGCGCCTGAAAAAGCTCATGGCGCTGGTGCCCACGACCGACGAGTTGCTGGATGATGCCAACGCACTCACGAGCTACCTGCCCGAGAAAGTGGCTGACTCGATTCGCTGGAAGACCAACGAATCGATCCTCTTTGGCGCGGGCAACGGAGTTCCGATCGGCGCTCTGACGGCCGGCGCAACCGTGACCGTCGCCAAGGAGAGCGGCCAGGCCACGCAGACGCTGCTGCCGCAGAACCTGGCCAAGATGATCTCGCGACTGCCCACGGGCAGCTTCGCCCGATCGGTCTGGATCGTGAACAACGATGTGCTCCCGGCGCTCTTTACCCTGACCCTGGGCAATTACCCGATCTATCTGCCCAATGGGCTGTCGGTTGGCGGCATTCAGGTCTCGCCTTACGGAACCCTGCTGGGGCGCCCGGTTTTCGTCTCGCAGCACGCCAACACCTTCTCGGGGCAAGGCGATGTGCTTCTGGTCGACCTGTCGTACTACCAAACGATCACCAAAGCTGGAGGCTTGCAGACCGCAACCTCGATGCACCTGTACTTCGATGCTGATCTGACGGCTTTCAGGACCACCTTCCGCATGGACGGTCAGTCCAAGGTCTCCGCACCGATTTCGCCGGCCAAGGGCAGCGCAACGATGTCCCCGTTCATTCAACTGGGCGCGCGCTGATCGCCCTAATTCCTAAGGAGAACGCTCATGTTTCCCAATGCAAAGGGCAGTGAACTGCTCGCCATCCTGGCTACGCTCGATCCCTCCAGCCAAGCGGCCGGAACTGTTACTACGGGCTGGATCTCAGTGGCCAACCACCACGGCCTTCTGGCCATTGTCCAGACCGGCGTGCTGGGCACGGGCGCCACGGTCGATGCCAAGCTCCAGCAGGCCCAAGATGCCTCGGGCACCGGCGCCAGGGACATCACTGGCAAAGCGATCAGCCAGATCGTCAAGGCCACCGGTGACAACAAGCAGGCGCTCATCAACGTCAAGCCCGAGGACCTTGATACGGTGAGTGGCTTTGGCTTTGTACGCCTGTCGGTCACGGTGGGGGTGGCAGCGAGCCAGACCGCCGCGCAGGTGTTGGGCATCAATGCTCGCGAACTGCCAGCAAGCACGGCTAACCAGGCTGCTGTCGTCCAGGTCGTCTGATGCCGCTGCAACTCGTCACCCCACCTGCGGAAGAGCCCGTCTCGCTTGCCGAGGCAAAGCAACACCTGCGGGTGGATGGTGGCGACGATGATCTGCTGATCGGCTCGCTCATCACCGCGGCCCGCCAGGCAGCCGAGACAAAGACCGGCAGGCAGTTGATCACTGCGCGCTGGAAACTGGTGCTCGATGCCTTTCCTGGGCCATCGCTGATGCAATCTGCCACCGGTGCATCATTTAGCTTGCCGGGTCACGCGATCCTGCTCGCCAAATGCCCGGTTCAGTCGGTGGTGAGCATCGAGTACATGGACATGAATGGCGCCACGCAGGTGATGCCAGCCGGTGACTATGTGCTCGATGTGGCCTGCGAGCCGGCGCGCATCACGCCAGTCTTTGGAAAGACTTGGCCGCCTACCTTGCCTCAGATGGGGGCTGTTTCAGTCACCTTTGATGCGGGCTACGGCGCTGCCAGTGCGGTGCCCGAGGGGCTAAAAAGCTGGATCAAGCTGCGTGTGGGCAGTCTCTACGGTCATCGGGAAGAAATGTCCGTGCTCTCACGCGGTCGAATTGATCCCTTGCCCTTCGTGGACGGCCTGCTCGACGGCTTCAAGGTGAGCCTCGTATGAGTGTCATAAGCGCTGGGCAACTGAATCACCGCGTGCTCATTCAGCAGCCGACAACTGTCAAGGATGCTCTCGGGGCTCCGACGCAGGTCTGGGCAGATGTAGCAACCGTCTGGGCAGACATCCAGCCCCTTTCGGGACGGGAAGCTCGGATTGCAGACCGGGTGGCAGCGGAGGTGACGCATCAGATCACGGTTCGCTACCGATCTGATCTCGATGATCCCCAGGTCGTTGCACGGATGCGTGTGCTCTTTCGGAGCCGGATTTTTTCCATTCACGCAGCACTCAATGACGATGAGGCCAATGTCGCCATCATCCTTTTGGCAAGCGAAGGACTTCGAGATGGCTAGGGTTGAAACCGTACGCATCGAGGGCCTGGCACAACTCGATCGTGCGCTTCGGGAACTGCCCCAACGCATCGCCAACCGGGGACTAAGAGCCTCGGTCTACGCCGGTGCAAAGGTGATCCGTGATGAGGCGCGCTCCCGGGCACCCAAAGCCGCTCAGTCACTTGGCCCCAAGCAACCGCCACCCGGAACGCTCAAACGCTCGGTGATCATGAAGCACATCCGTGAGCTTTCCGGCGGAGGCCGCCAGACGTTCTATGTGCTGGTACGCCATGGCAAGAAATACCGCAACCAAGGCAAGCGCGGAAACCTGTCGCAGGACGCCTGGTACTGGCGCTTTGTGGAGTTCGGCACCCGCAAGATGGCAGCGCGCCCCTTCCTGCGACCGGCGCTTGAGTCCCGCAGACGAGAGGCAGTCGATGTCATCAAGGAGCGCCTGACTCAAAGAATCGAGATCGAGGCCAAAGCCTTGAACGGGCGCTAGCGATGCAGGACTTTTACGATGCCATCAAGCAGTTGGCGAGCGGTCAGGTGTACGCAGTCGTAGCCCCCCAGGACGCTCAGTATCCGACGCTGGTTTACACGCCCATCGATGAGGAACGGGTCATCGCGCTTGACGGCCCCAATCCGCTCAAGCGTTCCCGGGTACAGGTGGACGCCTATGCCCGAACGCTCGCAGTCTGCGAACAGTTGCAAGACCAGGTGCTCTCGGCCTTGCTCGCTGACATCAACACCGTGGCCGATGTACGCATGGGCCTGACCGATTTCGACCCTCAAGCCGGCATCTACCGGATTTCTGTGGACTTCACCTACTACCGGTAACGGTGGTCGCGCGGTCCTTTTTCAAAACCCACCTGGAGGCCTTTCATGCCTAGTACTGCGATCACCGCGCAGGGCATCACCATTGCCCGTTTCGGTACCACCACCTTTGAGACCATCCCCAACGTCGTGTCCTTCCAAGGACCCGGCGGCCAGGCATCGGTCATTGACGTCACCAATCTGGCCTCGACTGCCAAGGAAAAGCGGGTTGGTCTTCGCGATGAAGGTCAGCTCTCGCTGTCTTTGCACTTCAACCCTGATGACACCGTCCATCAGGGGCTGCGCACTGACCGAGCGAATCGCGCCCGTCGGCAATTCAAGATCACCTTTACCGACACCACTCCGGCCGCAACCTGGACCTTCTACGGCTATGTGACGCAGTTCAGCGTCCAAGGCGGCGTGGATGCGGTGGTTGAGGCCAGCGTCACGATTGAAATCGATGGCGACATTACGGAGGCATGAAGCGCATGAATATTCTTTCCAAAGACGCCATCCTGGCTGCTAACGACCTGCCGCGCGAAACCGTTCACGTCCCCGAATGGGGAGGCGATGTTTACGTGCGCACGATGAGCGGTACCGATCGCGATGCCTTTGAAGCCAGTCTCATCGCCCGCGAGGGTGAGCGGGACGGTCGCATGGAAAACGTCCGAGCCCGGCTTGTGGCGCTCACTCTGTGTGATGAGAGCGGCGCACGTCTTTTTGAGGATGGCGAGATTGCTGCCCTGGGCCGCAAGAGCGCCCGGGCGCTCGATCGTGTGTTTGCTGTGGCCCAGCGTCTGAACGGAATCGGTACCGAGCCGGCGGCAACTGCAAAAAAAGCCTAAAGGCCAACCCCACCCGACGGTTCGTCTTTCGCCTGGCGCTTGCGCTGGGGATGCCGGTGCGCGAGCTGCTCGCCCGCATCGGATCTGACGAACTTACCGAGTGGATGGCCTTCTACCAAATCGAGCCATTTGGCGACATGCGTGCCGATCTCAGAAGCGGTGTGATTGCTTCAACCTTTGCGAACGCCAACAGAGCTAAGCACGCCCGCGCGTTTTCGCCGGAAGACTTCATGCCCTTCGTGGAGAGGACCGAGCCTAGGGACGATGCCCGCCTGAATGTGGCCCGATTCAAGGCACTTTTTGCCCATAAGGTGAAAAAGCATGGCTGACCTCGGCTCTCTCGTTGTCAAGCTCTCTGCCGAGACGTCTGAGTTTCGGGCCGATCTGGGGCGCACCGCGCGCCTTCTGGATCGTCATGCCAATGACATGAAGACCTCGCTCCAGCAGGTCGCAACGGTCGCCAAGACCGCTTTTGCGGTAGCGGTCGGTGCGGCCTCGGTTGGCGCGTTGCGCGATTTCATTGACAGGACGATTGAGGCAACGGCAGCTTTACAGCAGTTGTCCGAGCAGACCGGAGCGAGTACCACGGCCTTATCGGGCCTGGCCCCCGTTGCGACGATCTCTGGCACCGCCATGGAGACGATTGGCACCAATCTCTCCAAACTCTCCAAGGCCCTTGCCGGCGTGGATGACGAGGGGGCGGATGCCAGCAAGGCCTTGCAGTTCCTTGGGATCACGGCCAAGGATTCTGGCGGCAATCTGCGCGATCCAGCAGAGGTGCTCAACGATGTCGCTTTGAAACTTGCCCAGTTCGAGGATGGTGCAGGCAAAACGGCTCTTGCCATGGACCTTTTTGGCAAGTCTGGTGCCTCGATGCTGCCCTTCTTGAAGGACCTCGCAGAAAACCAGAACCTCAACATCAGGCTCACCGCGCAGCAGATCGAGGAGGCCGACAAGGCCTCCAAGGCCATGGCGCGGATGCGGGCGGAGAGCAGCTTTGTCTCCCAGACCCTGGTGACAAGCGCCATTCCGGCGTTTTCGGTCCTGGCTGAGGAACTCAAGAAGATCCTGCTTGGAACTGACAACGCGGTCGCTGGCATCAGCCGGCTGCGCGACGATGGGACGCTTGCCAAATGGGCAGAGGCTTCCGCCTATGCGATTGCGGTGCTCGTGGACAGCCTGCGGGCTATCTTTCAGGGTATCAAGGCGATCGTCGGCAGCTTTCAGGCGGTTTGGGCTGACATTGAGCTTGCCGGTGGATTCATCGCCCGTGGCGCCTTGCCAGGCCTAGTGATGGAGAGCAACCGCAAGGCACTGCGTGAGGCACTCGATAAGCGCAACCAAATCGTCGAAGAGGCCAACCGCAACTACGTCGATCTCTGGAACATGCCGCTGCTTGCCGATGCGGTGACCCAGCGCTTTGAGGAGATGCGCCGCAATGCGCAGGCAGGGGTAAGCCCGCAGGGCGACAAGCCGCAGCGTCCCACCCTGCAGTACAACACGGCAAGCGACGCCAACCGCGCAGAGGCACTTGCCGGGATCGAGCGCGATGTCAAACGGTTGCAGGATGCGCTCGATGTCGAGAGCGCGCTCCTCAAAGACCGTCAGCGGATCATTGATCTATATGAGGGCCAGGGGTTTCTGACTTTTCAGGAGGGAAGTGCAGCCCGGATTGCAGCGCAGGATGACTTCACCGAGCGGCTTCGCGCCAACATGGCTGAGGAAGAAGCCATCTTGAAGCGGGGTCTGGCCACCGTTGCCAAGACCACCCAGGAGAAAGCCAGACTCACAGCGCGACTTGAAGAGGTCATGTCCCGGCGCGCCCGACTCGAGCGTGAAGTTCAGATGGCAGGTCTTGAGCGCAACATCCGGGAACCTGGCGAGACGTTCAAGACCACGCTTGCGGACATTGAGCAGCGATCCAAGGCGCTTCAGGCACTGGCTGACGATGAGGCGGCCATCATGCGAAGCCGCCAGCGTGTCATTGACCTCTACCAGGAGCAGGGCTACCTGCGCTTTCGGGAGGCCACCGATCTGCGGGTCAACGCGCAGCAGGACTACCTGGAGCGCTCGCGCACGTTCTTCGACCAGGAAGAGGCCTTACTGCGCACGGCGCTGGAAACGGTTGCCAAAACCGCTGACCAGCGCCGACAAATTGAGGAGCGGCTTGCCACCCTGGCTGCCAAGCGCCAACGCATGGAGCGAGAGGCCGCTCAGGTCACCCTGGAGCGCGCCATTCGCAGCCCCTTTGAAGCGTTGCGCGACATCCAGGAGCGAGCCTCGCGAGCCGAATCGGAATTCAAGACCCGCGAGGAGCAGGTCAGGCTGCTACGCGAGTCGGGAGCGATCAGCGAACTAGAGTCCTTGCGGCGTCTGGCTACCGCCAGAGAAGAAAGTGCACGGCAGTTGGAGCAGTTGGCCTCCGAAGCGCGTGCGGTCGCTGAGGCTGCGCCTGGCAACGAGCGCTTTGCCGAAGCCATGCGCCAGATCGCCGAAGCGGCGCGTACTGCGGCTGCAGGCGCCAAGGAACTGGGGCAGCGCGCCAAGGAGGTTGCTGAGCCCTTCACGGCTGGATTTCAAAAGGGACTGAAAAGCTTTATCGAAGATGCCGAGGCCATGGGCAAGCAGATCGAGTCGATCACGAGCCGAGCCTTCAACGGAATGACCGATGCGCTCACCCAGTTTGTGATGACCGGAAAGCTCGACTTCAAAAGTCTGGCCAACTCGATCATCTCCGACCTCATACGTATCCAGATCCAGCGGGCGATCACCATTCCATTGGCCAACGCCATGATGGGCCTCTTTGGCTTTGCCAACGGGGGCGTCATGACCGGATCAGGCCCCATGGCGCTGCGCAGCTATGCCTCGGGCGGCATTGCCAACTCGCCACAGTTGGCCCTCTTTGGCGAGGGCAGCAGGCCAGAGGCCTATGTGCCTCTGCCTGACGGTCGATCGATTCCGGTCACGATGAGCGGTGGCGCCTCCGGTGGGGACGTCTTCAACATTTCGGTCAGCGTCTCCGATGCTGACGCGTCAAGCCGTGGGGATGATCCGGGCGGACGCGATCTTGGCCGGGCTATTGCCAGCGCCGTGCGGCAAGAACTGCTCGCCCAAAAGCGCGCCGGTGGCCTGCTGGATGGTCGAAGGGCGGTGTAAGTGGCGACCTTTACCTGGACCCCTTCGGTTGGAGCCAACTTGTCGATGCGGCCCACCGTACGCCGTGTGGCCTTTGGCGACGGCTATGAGCAGCGTTTGGCCTTTGGCATCAACACCCAGCCCCAGGTCTGGTCGCTCGAGTTTCGGGGGCGCACCAGCCTTGATGCGGCCGCAATCGATGCGTTTTTGCGCGCACGGGGTGCCGTGCAGGCTTTTGACTGGACACCGCCTGGTGGCACTGCTGCCAAGTTCGTGTGCGAGGAGTGGAGCCGATCCGTGGATGAGCCCAATGTTGAAACGGTGCGGGTCACCTTCAAACAGGTGTTTGATTTGTCATGACCGTAGCTGCGATTACCTCCGAAATCCAGAAGCTTGCGCCCAGCAGCGTGATCGAACTCTTTGTGCTGGATCTGGCACTGTTTGGTCAAGGACCGGTTCGCTTTCATGCCGGAACCAATGCCTTACAGCAGCGGGTTGTCTGGCAGGGCAACGCCTACGAGGCATTTCCCATTGAGGTCGAAGGCTTTGAATTCAATGGCAACGGACAGGTGCCGCGGCCGCGCCTGCGGGTCGCCAACGTCACAGGCGCCATCACGGCGCTGGTGCTCACCTACCAGGACCTGGTGGGCGCCAAGATCACGCGAAAGAGGACGCTTGCGAAATACCTCGATTCGGTGAACTTTGAGGGTGGTGTCAATCCGACAGCCGACCCCTCGGCCGAATTCGCTGATGACGTGTACTACGTCGACCGTAAGTCCAGAGAAACGCGGGATGTGGTCGAGTTTGAGTTGGCCGCATCGTTTGATCTGGAGGGGGTCACACTCCCTCGTCGGCAGATCGTTCAAAACGTGTGCCCCTGGCGCTACCGGGGGTCTGAATGCGGTTACACCGGCACGGCCTACTTCGATGCCAATGACCAGGCGGTAGGTTCCAGCAGCCTGGATGTCTGCGGCAAGCGCCTGTCATCGTGCAAGGCCCGGTTTGGGCAGAGCGCTGAGTTGCCCTTTGGTGGCTTTCCCGCAGCTGGGCTTATTCGTTGATGCTGCCTGAGAACCAAGCCCTGGCGCTCGATCACGCCCGGCAAGCCTACCCACGCGAGTCGTGCGGGCTGCTTGTCATCCGAAAAGGTCGGGAGGTTTACTGGCCGTGCCGAAACCTGGGTGTGGGAACCGATCAGTTCGTGATTCACCCCGAGGACTACGCCAAAGCCGATGAGCAGGGCCAGATCGTTGCCGTGGTGCACAGCCACCCCGGTCTGCCGCCCGAGCCGAGTCAGGCTGACCGGGTGGCGTGTGAGGCCAGTGGCTTGCCTTGGCACATCGTGAGTGTCCCAAGCGTCGCCTGGGCAAGTATCGAGC